CAGTTACGTCACCCAAATTGCGACCTTGGCAGTTGTTGAGCCGGATAACGCTGCATTTGTAACGATCTTGCCGCAAATGATCACTTATGCCGAAAACCGGATTTATCGTGATCTGGACTTCTTGTTTACATCGGTTGCCAATACAAATTATACGACCAGTACAACAAGCCGTATTGTTTCTGTTCCTTCTGGGACTTTTGTTGTCCCTGAGCAGATCAATATCATCACTCCGGCAGGCCAAACAAATCCTGATTTGGGCAACAGAACACCGCTTCTTCCGACAACCAAAGAATATTTGGACGCTGTTTGGGGCAACTCTCAAACCAAGGGCGTTCCGGTTCTTTTCGCCCCCTTTGATGATTATACATTTTTGGTTGGGCCTTATCCTGACGATGTATATACATGCGAAATCGTCGGCACGATCCGCCCTGATAGTATGTCGGAAAGCAACAAAACGACATTTATCAGCCTGTATTTGCCTGATCTCTTCATCATGGCATCCATGATTTATGTGTCTGGTTATCAACGCAACTTCGGTCGCGCCAATGATGATCCGCAAATGGCTGTCACTTACGAAAGCCAGTATCAGACTCTCTTGGCAGGGGCCAAGGACGAAGAAAATCGCAAGAAGTTTGAAGCGGCAGCTTGGTCGTCTCAAAGTCGGTCAACCAGTGCAACGCCGACGAGGTAATAAATGCCCCATGCAAGTTTCAAAATCCTGCCGGGCGTTGACGAGATTAAAACTCCTGCCCTCAACGAAGCCGCTATTTCTCAAAGCCAGTTAATCCGGTTTATGCCGGATCGCACCCTCGGCGGAATAGTCCAGAAACTTGGCGGTTGGACAAAATACTTCAGCAGCACTGTAGGTTCTACAGTCCGTTCTCTTTTGGCATGGGAAGATATTTATCAAAATTCATATCTTGCTGTCGGAGCAGACGGTATTCCTGCCGGAGGTGGTGGCGCGTTACAGGTGATAACATCTGGCGGGTCAAATGATATTACTCCTCAGACAACGACGGTTAATATTGCGGTCAGCCTATCAACGACTGCGGGAAGCAATGTTGTTACTGTCACGCACTCAAGTAGCAATATCTCCAACTACGACGTTGTAAATTTTGAAACGCAAGTCAGTGTTGGCGGAATTATTCTATTCGGGCAATATCAGTGCCATGCGCTCGGCCCAAATACTTATAATGTCTATGCATATGATTCTTTGCTTGACCCTTATATCGCCACATCTACCGTTACAAACGGTGGTTCTGTTGCAAAATTTACGCTTATTTCTGAGTCAAACTACGTCACTGTAACCCTGAATAGCCATGGATATGTTGTCGGGCAAACTTTCCCGATTTTGGTGGCAAGTTCAATCGGTGGCGTTACGCTCTATGGTGATTATGAAATTCTTCAAATCACAGATGCTAATAATTTTGTAATCTCGGCAACAACGCAAGCATCTAAAATTACTGTAACCGGAGCATCCGGAACAGGCACAAATGCTACTTTGACGTATGCCAGTGCGGTAACTTTCGTAACAGGCTCTACCATTACAGTCGCAGGGATGAACCCGTCAGGATATAACGGGTCTTATACTGTCGGGAGTTCAACTTCAGGGTCAGTGACGTATCCAAGCACTGAAACGGGGACGTTTGTTTCCGGCGGAACGATTGATGGTCAGTTTTCATTCTATGAGAATAATGGTCAGCTTCGTCTCCTTTATCAAAAGGGCATCGGTCCACTTCCGCAAGGAACGGGATACGGGGTCGGAGCATACGGTGCGGGAGGATATGGAACAGGTATTCCTCCGGTTTCATCTTCCGGCACACCTATCAATGCCACGGATTGGACATTGGACAATTGGGGCCAAATCCTGATCGCAAACCCATATGGGGGGGGGATTTATTATTGGGACCCGACAATCGGCAATTCAAACGCGCAAGTCATTGCGGCGGCTCCTCCAGTTAATAACGGCGCATTTGTTGCCATGCCTCAACGCCAAATTGTGGCGTGGGGATCAACCTTCACGGGTATAGATGACCCGCTTCTGATCCGTTGGTGCGATGTTAACAATTTTAATGTTTGGACTGCTCTGATTACCAATCAGGCCGGTTCTTATCGTCTGCCAAAAGGATCAAAGATCGTTCAATGCCTCCAAGGCCCACAACAGGGTTTGATCTGGACGGATCTTAGCCTTTGGGCGATGCAATATGTCGGCCCCCCGTATATTTATCAGTTCAACGAAGTTGGAACGGGATGCGGTCTGATTGGGCATAAATCTGCGGCGGCAATGAACGGTATTGTCTATTGGATGGGACAAAGCCAGTTCTTCCAATTCGCGGGTGATGGTGTTCGTCCCGTCAAATGCCCGATATGGGATGTTGTGTTCCAAGATCTGGATACAAGCAATGTTGATAAAATCCGTGTTGCTTGCAATAGCCGCTTTATGGAAGTGACATGGTATTATCCGACCATTGGAAGCAATGGAGAAAACAGCAATTATGTGAAATATAATGTGCTGTTGGATCAGTGGGATTACGGCACATTAAGCCGCACGGCATGGATCAATGAATCTGTGTTAGGCCCACCGATTGGTGCAGGACTTAACCAATATATCTATCAGCATGAAACATCACCGGATGCTGATGGTCAGGCCATGGATTCATGGTTCCAGACCGGATATTTTGTTATGTCTGAGGCCGACGTAAAAATATTCATAGATCAGGTTTGGCCTGACATGAAATGGGGTTATTACGACGGCACACAGGGCGCGAATATCCTAATGTCGTTTTATGTGGCAGATTACCCAGGCGATACGCCAAAGGTCTACGGCCCTTTTACTTTGACTGAGGCGACAAAATTTGTCACCCCAAGATTCAGAGGCCGATTGGTTTCTATCCGGATTGAGAGCAATGACATCGGATCATTCTGGAGACTTGGGAATATCCGGTATCGGCTACAAGAAGATGGGAAATACTGATGGCATCGCTTGACGATATTCTCACTACCCAGAAAAACGGTGTTGTCGCGCTGAACAATTTGGCGCTCTCAACATTCAATCAATATACATATCTCAAAGGCCAAACCCTGACACGGGGAGAAGCCAATACATCTGGGTATGCAATATTATTCACTGTCCCGTCTACTCAGCAGATGACGATTACGGACATTGAAATCTGCAATACAGGCAGTTCCGCTGCATCATTTTACGTTTCCTTTGTTCCTTCCGGCGGCACGGCGGGGGCAAATAACGCTATATTTTATAATGCTCCCATCAAAGGCTACACAACTGTCCAATGGCTTGGAACGACAGTTTTGGCTGCGGGAAGCACAGTTCAGGCATATGCATCTTCAAATTCTGTTTCTATTACAATTTCAGGTGGGCCTGGCGCATGACAATCAATGTTTACCCACCGTATGGTTCGTCAAATGATAACCCGATTTATGTTGCCTTTGATGGCACGAATACTGACGCATTTGGTCGCCTGAGAGTATCAAATCCTGTTACATTGTTTGATGGTCAAGCGCGGTTCGCGGCAGATACAGCGTATAGCTACGTCACGGCTACCGGCGGAACGACAAGTTACAATACCAACCAATCCTCAGTGAACCTGAATGTCACTACGACATCCGGTTCAACCGCAGTCGCACAGACATATAGAGTATTTCCGTATCAGCCTGGCAAAGGTCTGTTAACGCTTCAAACATTCACGATGGCATCTGCCAAGACCAATCTCCGCCAAAGAGTGGGGTATTTTAGTGCTTATAATGGCGTTTATTTGGAACAGGGTCCCAATGGCGTAACATTTGTCATTCGCACTTATACAAGCGGATCTGTTGATGACAGCCGATATGTTGCCCAAGCCAATTGGAACGGTGACAAACTAAATGGCACAGGCCCATCTGGGTTGACTCTTGACCTGACGAAAACCCAGATTTTGTGGATTGATTTTGAATGGCTAGGCGTTGGTAACGTCAGATGCGGTTTTGTGATCAATGGGCAGTATATTGTTTGCCATACGTTCCAAAATGCCAATCAATCAACAAGCACAACTGTCTATATGCAAACGGCTATTTTGCCTTTGCGGTATGAAATTTCAAACACTGGGTCCACATCCGGTTCTTCAATTCTGCAAATGATTTGCTCTTCTGTCATTTCAGAAGGCGGATATGAGCAAACATCACAGCCATATATTGCCAGAACGGGTGGGAACGGCATTACGATTGCCAATAACACCGGACTTACATTCACGCCTATTGTTTCCATAAGAGTTAATTCCTCATATTATGGAGCAATAATTATCCCAGATTCTATTTTGTTTAATCCGACATCATCAGGATCTACGGGATATGAAGTCACATTGATAAAAAATGCTTCATTAAGCAATGCAACTTGGGCGGCTAATTCAATTTCCTCCGGCATGGTTGACGTTGATATCGCGGCAACATCATGCACGGCCACCGCAGATAACATTGTGCAATCATCATTTGCCAACCAATCTTCACAAGGTGTCTCCAGTGCAGTGGTTGCAACGGGGTATAATTTTGACCTTCAATTGGGATATACTGCATCCTTATCCGGAAACGGATTTGCGTCCAGTGATACCTACACATTAGCGGCCCGTGGTTTGAACAACAGTCCTACAGGATCTGGGACGGGTTCAATTTCCTTCTATAACCTGACGGTGTAATCATGCCCTTAAAACGTGGATCATCCCAAAAAGCCATCAGTTCCAATATCAGTGAATTGGTGAGTACAGGCCGACCGCAGAAGCAAGCTGTAGCGATTGCGCTAAACGAATCGCGTCGCACGGCTAAGGCATTTGGTGGTCCCAATATGGGGACAACAACCACAACCACAGGCCCCACCCCATTTTTCGGCGGTGGCTCTGGTGATGTTGAGGATAAAATCCATGTGGGGCCAATCCACAGTGCTGTAGCAGGGAGAACGGACCACCTTCCAGTGCATGTCTGGTCGGGTTCCTATGTCATTCCGGCGGATATTATCTCGGCCATGGGTGAGGGGAACACCATGGCAGGGTTTAAGGTCGCAAAGCAGATATTTGAACAGCCTTCATATATGAAGGGAACGCCTGGTATGCCTACTTTTGGCGGCAATATTGGCGCAAAAGCTATTCCGGATATGCCTAAAAGGGCGCAGGGTGGAGAAGTGGACGACCGTGAAGCTGTTCCCGTCGTTTTGGCGGGTGGCGAATATGTTATCCACCCAGATGATGTAAAG